CGCTCTCTTGACTGAAGTCGGTCCTGATCCGTGTACCGATTGCCGTTCAATAATTTTTCAACTTAAATCCTTTCAGCAATGAAAAATCACACACTTCACACAGAATTCTCAGTTTCTGAAATCTTCGTGACCTACAAAAGATCACGAAGCAAAACCACTCAAAAGATCTCAAGCTCTAGAGACGTCTACAACGTTTCTCTGCCGTACTACAACGATCATATCGACCATTACGAATGCTTTCGAGTTCTATTGCTTGACCGAGCACACAACGTGATTGGAATCCACAAAGTCTCTCAAGGCGGCGCCTCTGGAACCGTAGTGGACCAAAAAATCATATTACAAGCCGCGATACTGGCTAATGCCTCTGCCATAGTCCTAACTCACAACCACCCGTCTGGAACATTACGCCCTTCAGAACAGGATAAAAGGCTCACCAAAAAGTTCCAAGAAACCTGCAAAACTCACGACTTACCAATTCTTGACCATCTCATAATCACGGTCGACGGATACTTCTCTTTTGCTGATGAAGGCCTCTTGTAACACAAAGGGGCTCTACGCCCCTTTTTTGTTCACACCCGTTAAAAAAAAGCCCTTTTTTGTCCTGGATTCTGTTACTACATTTGAGAAAACTTAGATCCGAAATGACAGTAATAGCACTCTCTTACACCGATTGGCTCGAAGAAAACTACGCCAACTGTTCAACTCAATTCCTGGAGAACATCGTTCGAGTCCAAACTAAAAATGAAAACTACCTCGCCTGTATCAACCCCGCCAACGAGCTCATGCGAAGAAGAGGCAGAATGCCGATTTCGCCTCAATTCTTTGACATGATGTACGTTGCCACCTATGACGCAGATCCATTGCATGAATTCTGCGATTGCGGTGAACAGGCGGTTCATACCTGGGACCCCTTTTGCTCGATGGAATGCCACGATAGGGCTCACTAACGGTTTGTAAATGGTGTGTAGCCGAAACCATTAACTTTCGGCTAAAGAATTAATGTTTGATCGGCTATACACTATATGCCGTGTTAGCCACTTTTAAAGAACGATGGCAAAGAAAAAAATTAACATGTGGCAAAAGACCTTTTCAATTGGATATGCTTGCGCATGTGCTGTGATGATTAGGCAACACGGCAACTCTACTGAGGTAGAAGATTGCTTGAAAGAAAACTTTATGGATATTGAAACTATGAGAGCAATAGGTGTGGATGATTACGACATTGAAGTACTCGAACCAATTGTGAAGGAAATTGAGCGCAAACGTGCGTTGGGTAATTGTGGCTAACGCTCAGGGTAACAATCTAACTTTGAATAGATGGAATATTATCAAAACGACATCGTAGAGCAAATGAGACGGCTAAATGATACAGAAATGCTTAGCCTTCGATACCGAGTCATAGGTCCTTGCTCCTTTGATGATGAGAAAAGATCAAGGTATCGAAAAGATGAAATTGACAACCTTGTTGAAGTTGAAACCGATTATGGAACAACTCACATGAAAAAAACAAACTTGTTTCTATACCATAGACCGCTCAAAAATCATTTTAAGGCAATTTTGAATGCTCTGTAAGAGCAAACTTTTCAGAATAAATTGCTTCGCCACAAAAAGGACCCGCCACTGGCGGGTTTTTTTGTGTCCTTTTCTTCGTTTGGCTCTGCCTGTATTTTGGATTCGAATTAAATACAGCGCATGACTCCCGTTACTCACAACTACAAAGATGCCGTTCGTGGCGACACCATTCCAGCCAAACAATTCACCATCACCAAGACCGTAGACCAGGTGACCACTCCCATTGATCTGACTAACGTTGCAATCAAAGCTCGTTTTGTGAAAGAAGGTCAGGAAATTATCAAAGAAGTCGGCTCTGGAATCACCTTCATCGGAGATCCAGCGTTAGGCGTTTTTGAAATAGATGTCTTTCGCCTCCAGGGAGTCGGTGAATACAGATACGATCTGCAATTCAAATTCTCTGACGGTACGGTAAAAACCTACGTCAAAGGAACCATCAATATCAAAGAGGACTACACGCGATGAGCCTGATCAATATTCAAGTCGATGAAACCGTTGAAACGGTTCAAATCTCTGTCAACGAAACCACCGAGGAAGTTTCTCTGAATATTGAAGAATCCTCAGAAGTCGTCAACATCAACGTTGAAGACATTCTTCGTGGTGAACAAGGACTACCTGGACCAAAAGGTGACAAAGGAGATCCTGGCGATACAGGTCCGCAAGGCGAACAAGGACCGCAAGGTGATCCTGGACCCGCTGGAGCTGACAGTACGGTACCTGGACCACAAGGCCCTGAAGGACCCGCTGGCCCACAAGGACCGCAAGGTGATCCTGGAGCTGATAGTACTGTACCTGGCCCTGAAGGACCACAAGGACCAGCTGGACCACAAGGCCCCGTTGGGCCACAAGGACCGCAAGGAGAACAAGGAGAACAAGGACCCGCTGGAGAACAAGGACCTCAAGGAGATCCTGGACCAGCTGGTGCCGATAGTACCGTGCCTGGACCGCAAGGACCTGAAGGACCAGCTGGCCCACAAGGACCACAAGGTGATCCTGGAGCTGATAGTACTGTACCTGGCCCTGAAGGACCCGTTGGACCACAAGGACCCGCTGGACCCGCTGGAGCTGATAGTACCGTGCCTGGACCGCAAGGACCTGAAGGACCCGTTGGGCCTCAAGGACCGCAAGGTGACCCTGGAGCGCAATTCCTCAACGGTGACGGCATGCCGACAGCCCCACCAGCCGTACCCAATTCACAATACATCGACACGCGCGATGGAGATCTCTGGGTATGGGATGGAAGTGACTGGGTAAGGCAAATAAATCTTGTCGGTGATGAAGGCCCACAAGGACCCGCTGGAGCAGAAGGCCCCACTGGCCCACAAGGACCCGCTGGACCCTCAGCAATTCCCCCTTACAGTATTCTACCCAGCAACCCCGACCCTTACCAGCTCGCTTATCTCATCCTTGATCGAACCGCTTACTATTGGGACCCCATTGCTAACTTATGGCTCAGTTTATCTGAATTCAGATTAGAATTTTTCAGCCCTCTCAACCCTCTAACTAATCAACAACTCCAAGCTCACAGTTCCCAAAACTATTACCGATTCACCCGAGATGTATACATTCAATCCGTCATGGCCGAAACCGCATCTCAAGCAGTAGGTGATCTTGATGTTCGACGATTTAGTAACACTCTCGGATCGTTGGAATTCGATGAAGACACCACTCGATCTAATTACGGCTTCAACCAGCGTGTCGCAGCATACGGGAATATAATAGTCAAGGGCGCATTTGACGCAGGAGATCCCGCCAATACAATGCTATGCACAGTCATGATCAGATGGTGCAAGAACCCCACAGTCTAACATCTTAAACGTGTCCTTTTTCAAATCCTTCCGCTTGGTCATTTTCGAAACATGGCCGAGAATGGAAGTATAACGATCCCCGATGTACTTGACATGATGAACAAAGGCGCATCCTTTGATATCACCTACGTCTCGCTTGACATCAATCGAAATACGGGAGGAAAAAGAATTTCCCTCTCTCATTGCATTCGAAAAGGATCAAGCCACTCCACCAAAGAAAACGGCACAATCACCCTGGAAGAATTAGGGCGAAAAAGCCACCCGGTCACAATTCACCTCTCATTAATCGAAAAGTTCAACGGTAAATCAGTTCTATGACACTCAGCAGTCCAGAGGCAGATGTTTTCTTCATCAAGGGAGCCGCAAATCAAGGTTTCGTTTTTTCAGACAGCCTCAACTTTCAGAAAAAACATACTCGCCTTGTCCGTACCATCGACAGTTCCTACAATGGTAAGTACATCCCCTGGGGTGATGACAACCTCCATCCCTTCAATACGATCAAAGAAATCGAAGGAAACGATCTCATTCCCACGGTAATTGATTTCAAGAAAAAAGCCCTCACCTCAGGCGGTCTGATGTATGGCGATATCAGACACGAAAACGGACAAGAGATCTTCGAACCTATGTCCATCCCCGAGATTGAGGACTTCCTGGAAGCCACCGAGATCGACAATTACCTGGAAGAAGCTACACTCGATTTCTACACCCATGCCAACGTTTTCCCTGAAGTTGTTCTCAACGTCAACCGACAGGTGGTCGGCCTTTATTGCATAGATGCCGCCTTTTGTCGCCTTGCCCGACAGACTAAAGAAGGAAGGTACAAAGGACACTTCCGCAACATCTACGTTTCAGCTGATTGGGATTACACCTCCCATTCTCAAAATGCGAGGATGATCCAGGCGGTTGATCCTTACTACAACGTGGCTCAACAGATCTCTGAAGGAAAAGGATACAAATTCGTTATTCCTGTCCGCAACCAGGTGCGAGGAAAACTCGACTACCAAACAGGACCCGTTGACTGGCTGATCAACTCAGGCTGGCTCAAAGTCGCCAAGCAGATCCCGATTTGGAAAAATGAAATGATGAGCCGCCAGCTCACCATTAAATACCACATCGAAGTCAATAAATCCTATTGGACTGATCGATATGCCGATTGGAAATCCTACTCGGATAAAAAGAAGCGAGAGATCAAAAGCAAGGTCTACAAGAAATTCACGGAATTCTTTAAAGGCTCAAAAGGTGCGAACAACACCCTTTTCACCGACTACACTTTCGATGCTCAGATGAAACAAGAATGGTCTGACTTCAAAGTGAACGTTCTTGACACCAAATCATTCGGAGACAATGCTTACATCGAGCAGTCTGCTCACAGTGACCTTCATATCATTCGATCACAGGGAGTCGATCACACCCTTATCGGATTAACGCCAGGCAAAGGCTTTGCTTCTGGCTCAGGATCCGACAAGCGTGTAGCTTTCAATCAGCACGTCCTAATGACTCAGCCTGATCAACGCAAGATCCTCAGACCCCTGGACCACATTGCCAAAATCAACAAGTGGAATGAGCAGTACGGAAAAGAAGGAAGGAGAATTCGCTTCTGGTTCAAGAACACTTTTATCGCAACCCTCGATCACGGGAAAGACACCAAACCCGCGAACGATAACAATACCCAAAAATCGTAATGGCTAGAAAGCACCTATTCAGCGACCTCAGTGAAATGCAAGACTATTATCCCTTCCAGGATAATAAGTCTATGTATCAAGATCTCAAACCAACTCTGGAGATGGTTGAGGAAAAGTTTATTCGAGATGAAATCGACCCGATCACCTGGCAAACGATGCTCTCTGCAATTGACGCAGACGAACCCGATCAGACTTGGTTAGACCTTACTGATAAAGCCCGTCGAGCTGCTGCCAATCTTACTGCCTTACACCACATAGCTAAAGCCAACGTGATTTTTTCAAGTGCAGGACTTTTGGTTGCCAAGACAACCAATACCGTCCCAGCTTCTGAATTCAGAACCATGCAATTGAAATGGCAGTTGCATCGTGACGTTCAGCACCACCTTGATCAAATGATCAAAACGCTGGAAGATAATACTGCCGTGTTCACCGATTGGGCAGCTAGTACCCAGGCGACCAAACTCGAAGAGCTGATCATAACAACAGCCTCCGAATTCGACCAGTATTATTCGCTTTCTGAAAATCACTACATCTTCAGAAAACTTATTTCCCCACAGAAAAAAGTGATTTCCTCCTACGTGACGGGTACACTTGGAAAGGATTTCCTCGCAGAAGTTCTCCCCGTAGTTCACGGTGATAATGATTCAGACATAGAGCCAATGCTCAACGACCTGAAAATTGCCGTTGCCAATCTCACATTCGCTCAAGCCGTTCCACGTCTCCAAGCTCAGTTCGGTCCAGAAGGTATTGCCATTCTTGATGATCCTTTCAGAGAACGTACTCAACGTCGAAACGACAATGACGTGGAAAGACTTCGATTCCTTACCGATGAAGCCATGGAAACAGGTGTTCGGCATCTGCGCCTAATCAAAGGCTATTTAGATGAAATAGCTTCTCCTAGCAGGCTTGCCACCTATTTCAACTCCGAAAATTTCACTGACCCCGACATCGACCTCACAGATCCTAACATGATCGACGAGAACGATTCAGAAGAAGATACCGACCACTATGCCCTCTGAGAAATTCAATGATAAGGTCAAAAAGGTAGGTAGCTGGTTTAGCAACATAAAAACAACCGCCGCTGCCATTTCAGGAGCCATTCTTGCTATTGTGACGATCTGGTTTACCGTAGTCGATCAAATTGAAAAGATCGAGCAACGGGCAATGGAAAGAGAGAAAAAACTCCTTTCCGATCTGACCATTCAAGCGATTAAAGATGAAATCAATCCGCTTGACCGCAAGACTTTCCTGGAATGCAGAAGAAGAGACAGCATTGAACGAGTACATGCTGAGCTTCTGGCACTCGATTTTATGAATCGTCAGGACAGTATTCTTCTTGTGCTTTCAGGTGATTCTGCCAAGTTCTCGGCTCTCATCAATCGGTTGGATCGCCTGGAAGCCAAACTCGATGTTAATCAATCCTCAACTGATTCAGATAAGCTCTCCCAAATCTGGGAGTATCTGAAAAAGAAAGAAAAGACCGATAGCACTTCTCAGCAGATCAATTCGCTTATGCAAGAGATCCGCAGAGCTAACCAGGAGAAAATCGACCAAATCAAAAACGGAGATCGTATCAAATGAAAATCAAAAATTACAATCGTGCGCTGATCATTACCATTCTCATCACCATATTGTTGTGCCTTGGCGTCCTTGCCTTCGGTCAGCAAGCACAGATCCATGGAATCCTTCACTATCCAGAAGCTCAGGACACGGATATCCTTGTATTCCATGACGGTGAAATGGTCGCATTCTCTAAAACCGTTGACCCTTTCTATTCGATTGTCCTTGAAAACGAGGCTCACTACACGATTCTCTTTCGCAACGGTTCAGCTGAAAAATACTGTCACGTTCTAATGATCAATATGGAAGTCGAATCCATCCAAGTGGACATCGACTTCAGACGTGATCAAAGCATTGTGCTCTACAAACACAAACCTCACGCCCGTATGTATACCATTCTAAAGTATGGTACGGGTGCCTTTCGAACAGAAAATCTATACCCTGTAACGATCAAATGACCCAGCTACACACTCCTGAAATCATTGGCATTACCGTGGCCGTTCTTGTCTCTTTGTTAATCGGATTCATTCTGGCCGTTCTTGTTCTTCGAAGAGTTACTACATGGCTTGAAGCCATGAAGACCATGAAAGTCATTACCGCTTTGAGGCGCACTATAAAAACCCTCCAAAACGAAAACGTACTCTTAAAAGAACGTAACACCGAGCTTCGCAAACAGAATGACATGCTTCGCGAACGCATCCAGCTCCACGAAGAAAGAATCGAGGATCTGTCAGAGGCTTATGAAAAAACCAGAAAGGATATCAAAGCCTATGATTTCCTTTTCAGCAAGCAGAAGGATCTGACCGCTAAACTTCAGAAAGATGTGAGGCAGCTGTTGATCGAAAGAGACGATTTTGAAGATACCGTATGCGAATTTCTTGAAGCAACAGGCTCGGCTAAAGCCCAGGACGTTCGCTCCTTTTTTAACAAAAAACGCAAAGACCGTAAAAATGAACAATCCAACTGATCACGAACGCAGAGTTGCCATTATCTGCGCCATGCAACTCTTAGGAGAAAAATACGATTCCCCCGCAGTGCGCCAATTCATGGCGGCAATTGCTTACCAGGAATCAAACTTTGAGCATCGTCACCAAATCGGAGGACCCGCTCATGGTTTCTATCAGTTTGAAATGGGAGGTGGTGTGATTGGTGTAATGAAACACCACACCACCAACGTTGAAGCTGTCCGTGTGTGCCAACACTACGGAGTTCCTTTCGAGCGTAAGGCCATATTCGATGCCCTGGAGCACAACGACGAGCTGGCGGCTTGCTTTGCTCGCCTGCTGATCTTTACAGATCCTGACCCCATTCCAACCAATGAACAAGTCGCCTGGGACTATTACATCCGAACCTGGAGACCTGGCAAGCCTCACCCTGGCCGATGGTTGCCTTCATGGGAGAAAGCTCTCTTGTTATGGGAAAACTGATACCCTTTCTCGTTTTACTTCTGACTTTTTCTTCTTGCGGACTTCTCAAAGAAGCCCGGCAAACGAATCGAGCATCACGATTGATCGAAAAAGCCAAACGGATTGACCCTAAAATGGTCTCCGTTCGAACAGAAGAGAAAACTCTCCACATTCCTGTTCAGACCGTTCAAGGACGCTTCTCAGCACCCGTTGAACTTCCCGAAGTCCTTGTTCGGTCGCAGGAGTTCTCTTTGAACCCACCGACCGAACTTTCGCCAACCACTGACCTCTCATTCCATTTCGAGGACAGCTCTATTTCTGCTTTGATTCGGATCCACAAAGACTCCCTCTTTCTGGATTATGAACTCAAAGCAAGCACAATCGAATTCACTTACACGGACACTACGGACGTTCTCAATCCCGTCCGTATCGAAAAAGCTCCGCTCTGGCATCGCTTATTCGGTTCCGTTCAAGTCCTTTTTTGGATTCTCCTTGCATTGTTTCTTGGTTTCGCAATCGGGAAGTTTTTGCGATGACAATAAAAATTGAAACGCTGGTCGTTCCAACAGACGGCTCCAATACCAAAAGGGAAGAATTCGAATACCATGCGCCTGACAGCTACGCAGATTTCACGCGCTCTCACCTCAAACAGCTTTGCTCTTTCCAGGGAAAGAATGATGATCTATCCTTTTTCCTTTTCATGTTGGAATTTCTGCGAATTCCAAAGAAGATCGCCAAGACCCTTGATGCTGAACAAATATTCTGGTGTGAAGTCCGCTACCGAAATGAGGAACCCGAGCTGGTCTACATTCCGCAGCTCCGCTATCTGCAGGAGCCTTATGCAAACGAAAAAAGCCTGGTAAAACGAATTCTCCTGCTGATAGGACCTTCCTTTCGTTGCAACAACCTGACCTTGGAACAGGTAGGCTATTGCAACCACTTTGCTACACGGTATACAGAAACCAATGCCGATGATGATCTCAATCATTTCATCGGATCTGCTTACAGAATACCCTTCATCCCTTTTTCAGCGAAACGAATTGATTTCATTTCCTTCCTGGCAAAGATGATCCCCAATAAGATCAAACGATTGGCCTTATTGAACTACACGGGCCTTCAAGAATATTATCGGGATCTCTATCCTGGTCTCTACAAAAAAGAAGAATCACAGGGACGCTCCTTCGGATGGTCAGGAACCATTCGAAGACTCGCTCAAACCAACATTCACGGAAATACGGACCAATGCCGCAAAGTTCCTTTTCCAGAAGCCATGCTCACGTTTGCCCTGGGAGATAGCGACCGAAGAGAAACCGAGAAAAAACTAAAACAAAATCCATGACACAAATCCTACTTGACTACCTGAAAGAGCTGGTCACCCTTCACCCAGACTTCAAGCACGATGAAAGAAACAATATCGCCTACTTCGAATTCGATTATGTTTCCATGATGGGAGAACGCAGACGCGCGGATGCTGTACTGTTCGTCGATAAGATCACAGGTGCCTACGACGACAATGACGGAGACTATCACACCGATGTTCAACTCATTCAATTTCGATTGATCGAAAAGTTGGATTCCAAAAACATCACCGACACCATCGGTGCTTTCCTTCGGTCCAAACAACGTGGTGAGGAAATGATCAGCAAAATGCGACATGATCACAAAAATCCTGACGATATCCCTGGAGATATGGATTTCCAAGATAATGTCTGCAAGCTCCTAAAGCACGTCTATTTGGAGAATGTCACCTATGAACAAGTTCAGCTCAACGAGGACGGATGGTCTGGCGTCCTTTTCCGTCTCCCGTTCAGAAGTGAAATTCAAACCACTTACAACCCAGAACTATGGCAATAACGCTCAATACCAATCTCGAATCCGTTTACTACGCGGGAAACGATATCGACCTTCGCTTCCTTTCAGATGCTAAATTCACTACGTCTCCCGTCAAAGCATTCCTTTCATTCAGCTTCTCGTCCCTTCCTTCCGCTAACGGAGATACCCTGGAAATATCTGCGGACATCAATGGATCTAGTTTTACTCGGGTTATCACCTTCAACAACTCTCCGACATACGCTGATTACGAAATATCCTACACGGGCAATATCCAATCTACTCTCAATGCTATCGCTGATATGCTCACCTCAGATCCTGTTCTCTCAGAGCATTTCACTTTCTATCACAACGAAGGAGACTTCTCGATTAGAATCAATGCACTGGAAGCAGCAACGCATAACCTCGGTGTTTCCGCAACGGGTAATGCCGCTATAACCGTTAATAGCGTTACTTCTGGTGCAGAAGGTGTTTCTCAACCTAACTACCGAATGCGATTGTGGCTGATCATTGGAAATACATCTGAATCCGATTACAATAATTCCTATCGGACCAAAGAATTGGAATTTGACCCAGACGATTCAAACCGTGTCCACGTAAGAATACAGAAGTACGTTGACACCGTTCTCGATGGTCCAGGAAACAGACCCCAGTCGTCCAACTCTTTTTTCCTTGACAATACCAATTGCCGACCCGTCACTATTGTCGCTGGAGAAAAGTTAGGAGATCCCTTGGATCTCAAACTCGCAGAAGTATTGGGAACTTTTCGTGCCTTGCGCGGTGGACTCAATCCTATTGATTTCGCCCACCTCGGAGTTGATATCATCGCTGATAACCTTCACAGCTCATTTCTCACCAATCGAACCAAAAGGCGAATAGCGTATAAACAACCCGACTACCTCAGTTTCTATACTCGCCAAGCCTATACAGGGGCGAAAGTCAAATCTGAAGTCAAAATCTTCAACGGTGTTACCATCACCATTGAAGTATTCTCAGGCGACCTCTCTCCAAACAGGTTCTACTCATTTTCCGCTATGGCTGACTTTATGGCTCCTGTCGGACAGCTTCCACCAGGTGTGCCATACAGCTATCGGGTATTCCTTACGGATTCATCCGATAACGCCATTATCAGTGACGGTGTCACTTTCTTCATTGAAGAAGATGAAAATGACCTCGTTTTTGAATTTCAAAACTCACAAGGTTCACTCGAAACCTTCCGTTTCTCTGGTGAACATTCGTTCTATCACGAGATCACCAAAGAAGTATTTCAGGTCAACCGACCCTTCAATGCAACATTTGAAGATCCACAATGGAAAAGTGCCATGGAACAGAACAAACTTCTCCTTGATGTCTCTACGGGTGCTCTCTACGATTACGAGATCAAATACCTCGCTGAGTTTCTCTCATCTCGGTACGTTTGGATGATCGTTGGAAATGACAAGATTCCCGTCGATATCCTGACCAACAAAACCCAGGCAGAAGCTCAGACCTATTCAGGATCTAATGCCTACCCTTCGGAATTCAGTGTTCGCATCCTCCAATCTCCTAACCATTCCAGACAACTGATCTAATGACTTTTTCTGCTACCGTAAAAGATAAACCCGTTGACCTCCCGAAGAATTTTAACCTTCAGCTCCAGGTTCATTCTCCTTTGTACGACGACAATATTCGAATCGGAGACTTTCAGATGAATGTCAGTCTGCCGATGACACCGAACAACATGACTGTTTTCGGTTTCCTCGAATCTGTCGAAATCGCAGAAAAAGAAGTGCTTTTTGAAGATTTCAAAATCTTCCAGGATGGTGAGCTTCTGGTGATCGGTGTTCTATCCATCGTTGAAACACAGATCAAAAAACAGGTCGGTTCATACGTCTGCGACTTCTTCACCAACTTGCTCGCAGAGAATATCAATGATCTTCAGCTCTCCGATGCACTCAATAAAGTGGTTATTCTCGGTGGGAATGCCCAGGCCATTGCAACACTTGCTCAAACTCTTAATGGCAACACACCAAGCCCTGACGGTATCACAGGCACAACCGTCAAGTTTTTTCCCACTCTCGCCACGGAATTCTATGGCGACGAGAATAAGGATTGGATGCCCGATTTTTCCAACTACGATCCAGATCGTACTTACGAAACGGGTGAAGTGGTCCTCTTTCGCTACCTGGAGAGTCAAGAAGGTTTGCTGTATGCTTCTCCACATGCTGCACCTCTGATGTATTTCGAGGCAAAAGATGATGTTGCCATAACAGAAAGCCCCGCAGCTGAACCCACCAAATGGAAACCGATCTTTCCTGGAATCATGAACCTACCGAAAAACGTAGGTTCTTTCTACATCAATGACTCCTACAACGAGGAAACCAATACGATCAATCGCCATGCTTTCCTTCCGTATATCCAGATCCACGACATCGTTCGAAATCTTGCCGAAGGAATCGGATATAAGGCCGTAGGAGAATTCATGGATGACACCGAAGAACACAAAGCGTTCTTTCAATCAAATCTTGCCCTGGACAAAGATTCTGGTCATCCGAATCACATTCATGTTGGAAACACCAATATAAATCCATCACCATGGGCCGTAACTGACGTATCGCTACCAAACGATACTGGCGTCTATCAGGATGATGGAGACCATTGGAATGGAACAGAATATACCGTTCCCGAAACAGGCAGATACCTCTTGGAGCTGTTCATGCAATACACAACGATTGGCGGTGGCAATCCCAACATTGTCATCACGATCCGAAGAAACGGCTCAGTGATTGGCTTCACTCCTACCTTCGGAGTATTTGTTTCCGATAATACAGACGGTCAAAAAAATCAACTAGAGTATTTTGACCTGGTCGCTGGCGATACGATAAAACTAACAGGCACCATAAGCGGTACTGGAGCTGGTGTCGGAACTCTTACCATTGACCGACTCGACTTCAAGATCACCAACGTCGAAACTGACTTCGTCAATATCTTCGACGGGAACGTTCGCTACGCAGATCACGCTCCCGCCATGTCTGTTGGTGAATTCCTTATGGCACTTCGCCAATGGAAGAATCTCAGAATCATTTTCAATCCACTCAATAAAGAACTTTCTCTCGATTATGCCGATTCAACGTATCTCGAACAATCCGATGAACCGATTGATGAATTAATCACCTCCGATCTTAATTCAGAGCTTCGCGCTGAAAAACGCTTTCGATTCAATTATCCAAGCACAAACAACTTCGAAATCCTGGGAGGATTTGAAGAAATGCCAGCAGTAGATAAGGCACGCGATCTGCCACCACCAAATTCTGCCAACAAATACATTCTCGTTCGAAACGAGAACGCCTACTACTTCACCAAGGAATACGATTTCCTCGATGGTGGCTCACTCTATTGGGAATTCGGTGGCTATGCCTGGAATACCTTTGAAGCAAATGACAAAGGAGAAATCCAACAGATTTCCCCTGCCATTACTCCGCTTCCATTAAGAAGATTCTATGCCAATACAGGTGAATATTTGGCTCCTGTTCTCGACGAAGAAGGAAGAAGCTCGATGTTCAATCCCAGCGGTGAACGAGGATCGCTGCTTGTCTGTTATGATGTAGGAGCTACATTCTATAACAATACGCTTGGAATCGGTTACCGATTTTGCAATTCAGTACCACTAGATCCCGAAGGTCTATCAGCAGCTATTCCCTCGATGCTCTGGTCGGAAAACTACCAGAAGGTTTACCGACATACCATTCCTTCGCTGATCAGAGAGGAAATCTATAAGTTCACCATTGACCTTTCACCGCCTTTTAGCCTGGAAGATTTCTTCAACCAAGCCGTTCGATACCACGCCAATCCTCTCCTTCCGATTCGCTATTCGCGAAACCTCGGAAAGTCGGAGCTCTACTATGCCGAATTCAGAAAACTCGTCACAGCTGATGTCCCGACTAAAAGCATTGCCCTGGAAACAGGAAAATCCAAATCTGGCGGACTCACCAAATCCAACTCAGGATCTGGACTTGGTGGATCAAAAACTGGTTCTGGTAGTAAAAGCATTACCGAAGATTGGTTCGGCTTAATTGAAACTCCGACCGACAGCTCGTTCTTTCTTAAACCCGTTACCAAATACGCTGGAACCATTGTCAACGTAGCTGTAATCTGCGATTCAGGTACGTGCGACTTTGAAGTCTTTATCAATGGAACACCGCTTGGCGATGGTCCAAACTCCGTTACGTCAACGCTTTCCGAAGTAGCTCACGGCAGCGATAATGCCTTTGCCGTAAATCAGGATATCTCCGTTGAGATCCGAAACAATTCAGGCTGCTCCAATCTCGCCTTCACCATAACTTCAACCCGAACGATTTAGGTATGAGTAGGTTTTTTCTATTGGAAACACAAGGAGATCCTCAGCCTGGTCCAAATGAATTTTGGTTCTGGACAACCAAATTCGGAACGTTCACTTACCGCTATTCAGCTAATGGGACTTTTAGCATTACCATAGATTGGGGAGATGGATCTCCCCCAGATACCAACACATCGGGCGGTAGCATGTCCCATCGCTACCCAGACAACTCAGAAAAACTTGTCAAGGTCACCGTGAACGATTGGGCAAGATTTTTCACGATCGGTCTTGAAAGTGAAGATGTGACTGCCTTCAATGCGAAAAATGTGCAACACATTACCAGCTGGGATTTCTGGGATAATCCAAACCTCGATTCCAACCGATGCACCTGGCCTGAAAATCAAATTTCCGTCACAAATTTTCGCTTCTACCGTACAGGTATGCGTGAAATAGATGTTCGCTGGCTTTTACTTAAAAATCAAGGTCAGTTCAGCGTTGCTCAATGCCCTAATCTTGAAACAGTGCATTTCAACCCAGGAGACTATGCCCACATGGAAACACCGACGGCTTATGCCTACCTTGTCTATTTCCACCTTAACCCCAATTTGCGCGTAGCAGATTTTCGCCCTTTTCGCGGCAGACCAAATAATGCCAACTACACCAGATACTACGCCTATGGTTGTCCGTTGCTCACCGATATTCACTTTGTCTCCAATCCCGATCCAAATGAACATCTATACGGAGGAAGATTCTATCAAAACGAGTCCCTTACCTCCTTCAGCTGGCCTTTTCAAGAATCACGCTATCTTGATCTTGGCGAATGTGATAATCTCACTTCTCTTAATATCCTGGGAACCGATGTCAGAATTCAGTTCTTTTCAGCCGACCGATGTCCACTTCTTACCCAGGTAAACGGACTCAATAAAATTATTGGTGGAGTTACAGGATATAATACCGCTTCAGCTAATCCACTATGGACAAAAACGTCCATATCCATGAATTTTACCTATTCGGGCCTTACCTCTTTTACGCTTAATCCCAACTTCGAGAGTGCTTCTGCACTCTTTCTTGTCCTCAGAGGCAACAATATCCAATCACCACTCGATCTTACAATGGTCGAATATTTCTATGGAGTTTTCGACATACGCGACAATCCTAATATGGGAGGCTACACAGTAAGCCCTACCGCCTCCGCTGATGTGACATCGTGGATTGCACATGATATCGGAGCTGTTGGAACGATGGATCTCTCGTGCGTTCATCAAATTGGAATGTATCAAGCTAGTGGCGGTGGACCCAGAGGAAACCTAAATTTCACCACCAATCCGCTTCTTACTGCGGTAACACTCCCTCCTGCATCGGCCAATCCCAAATGGAATCTCTGGCAGAGTCGTCCTGGTGGTGAAAGATACCAAGCCTGTCTAATGCTTACCGAGTGCGCAGTCACTGAACTCGACCTATCAGATATTCAGGGTTCTGGTCTTGTTCGAATATATTCAGATGTTCCGCTCACTAAATTTGTTGGATTCGGAAGTCGACTGCTTACCTCGCCAACTCAAAACTACGGGAATTTTCAAATAGAGGTCAGTACTTCAACGTGTACGCATTTTGACGCAGGTGGACACACCCACATCACTATACTCGTACTCACTGGTTTTACTCCCACTACTTTCATTCTGCCAACTACTCCGCAGGTGGAAGAGTTCCATCGGTTTGATTTTCGCACAATGACCTTTCCAAGCACTACACTCGACTTGGCAAGCATCTTTCCAAACGTTAGATCAGCTGGTTTAGGAAACCAACGCTGCTACATCACAAACCTGGTATCACTTACACTTCCAGGATTGGACCTGAATTACGATTCAGATCTCGATCCTATGTCTGACCTTGAAGAATTCGACGTTGCCAACTTTGTTAAACTCACCGCCTCAGCGTTTGATTTTGTATATCTCAGGGATGCTCGTCTCAATGCTGTTTCCGTTGATCGCTTCCTGGTTAAACTTGACGCTGTCGTTGTCGGTACACAAACCTCTGGTGCGAGACGAGTATGGATGAATGGAGGAAGCAACTCTGCTCCTACTGATGGAAGCGTTACTGGGTTCGATGGTATTTCTGCAAAGGCAAGTCTCATTGCAAAAGGACTCGACGTGCTAACTAACTAACTATGGACGCAACACTTTTTTGGGTAGTCAACGAACACGCTAACGCAGAAATGCAGAAGGCAGCTCGTCGCTTAGTCAAAAAGGCCAAGTCGAATTTGAGTGCTATGCTTAAAAACCCGTCAGGCCGATTAAAATCTCATGTCGGGTACAAGCTGGCGAAACAGGACACCTCTTTCGTCGGCATCAAATTACGAACCTATCGATACGGGATCATTCGTGAACACGGTGCAGGTCGTGGCTGGCCTGGTGGTAAAGACGCAAATTCAGAATCGACTTCACCACGTACACCAGCTCCATGGATCACAGATGCCTTTGAATCCATCATACCAGACCTTGCCGATACCATGTCCGCTCTAAAAGGTGACGACATGGTAGCGCAATTCGACGCTGACATGAATAAGAACCTTGGTCGTAACTACCGTATCTGATGTCCTTTAGCCCAATGAACCTCCCGTTTAATTTACTCCCACAATTTCCCACCTATGTCCGCAACTGAAAATCGGTACGTAAATCTTTACGTTGACAGCAAAAACGCTCGTAAGTCCATCTCGGAAATTCGCTCCGAAGTTCGTCGCTTGAATTCCTATATCAATCGGAGCACGTTATCCCAAAAGGAATACAATGAGGCTACCAAAAAACTAGGCAGACTGAACAAAGTTCTTGATCAGCACCGACAGAAGATTCGAGGCGTGAACCGTTCCTGGGAGACAGTTAAATCAACTGCCATTGGTGTCGGTGCTGGAATGGTCGTCCAGGAAGGTTTACAGCGCCTCGTCGCCTTCGGACAAAACGTAATTGACGGAAATGCCAAACTCTCCGATTCCTTTGCAGACGTCAGAAAAACCACAGGGCTTACGGACGAAGGTGTTCGAGCTTTGAGCGCAAGCCTCAAAATGATCGACACCAGAACTTCAAGAACCCGACTACTCGAGCTGGCTCGTGATGCGGGTAAACTCGGAATCACAGGAGTGGAAAATCTTTCTGCCTTCGTCAAAGCAGCAGATCAGATTGATGTAGCTCTTGGGGAGGATCTCGGAGACGATGCCATTAAAACCATCGGTAAACTCAACAACCTTTTCGGAACTTCAGAACTCTTCGGCTATGAACAGGGAATGCTCAAAATCGGTTCTGTCATCAACGAGCTCGGTGCAAGCTCCGAAGCCGCTGAAGCCAATATCGTCGGCTTTACCAGCCGCCTTGCGGGAATCGGTTCTCAATCGGGAATCACCGTTGATCAGATCGCAGCTATGGGGGCAACCCTTGACAGCCTCGGCCAACGAACCGAAATGTCCTCGACAGCCATTAGTCAAGCCATTGTAGGAATGTTTGATGATACCGCTACTTACGCCAAGGTAGCTGGCGTAGAGCTTAGTGAGTTCTCTTCTTTGCTCGAAACCGATGCCAATGAAGCCTTCCTTTTATTCCTGGAAGGACTCGCTGGAAACAACGAAGGTCTTGGAGTTCTTACCCAAAAGTTTGATCAGCTCGGTATCAATGGATCACGAGCCATTCAAGTACTCGCAGCCCTTGGTGGAAATACCAAGCTCCTACGCGAACAACAAACACTGGCAAACAGAGCGTTTGATGAAGGCATTTCATTGACCACAGAATTCTCAGTGAAAAACAACACCCTTGCGGGTGATCTTGAAAAAATAGGAAAGCGATTGAATGCTATTTGGGTAAGCTCCGCTCTCAATGACGCTGTAAAAGATACCGTCAAGTCATTCAAGAATTTCCTCGAAGTACCTGTTTCCGAAGGAATCGAGAAACAGAGACGTTCTTTCAACGGTCTCATGCAAACATTGATGGACACCAATACCACCGAAGAAAACCGATTGAAGATCATTAAAGAACTTCAATCCCAATACGGTGCCAGGCTTACCAATATCAATCTAGAAACAGCTTCATACCATGAACTCGAAGCCGCTATGAAAGCGGTCAACCAACAATTCTTCATCGAGATCATGCTCCAAAAACAAAAAGAACGTCTCCAGGAAGCTGCCGAAGATGCTGCCGATGAAAAAACAGAGGAACTCGAAGCGCAAATAAGAGCCAATGGGATTCTTGCAGAAGCAAATCAAAACCTCGGTACTTCGTACCGCAGTATTCAGGAAGCTCTCGACGGTCTCGGTGAGACTGCTGCCTATAACATGAACCAACTTTCGGGTATCACCACTCCCGCCAATGATGAAGCACGCTTCCTTTCTGATCTTGCCGTAGCCTCCAATGAACTCTCCCGCGAACAACGTGAAGCTCGCGTTGCAGTCGATGAACTCAACCAAGTCAAAAAAGACAACCTCGACATGGTTCAACAACTCAAAGAAGAATATCCTGAGTTGGCTGAAATGATCGACAATGTTTGGAGCGGTGTTTCCTCTGGTGGAGTAACGCCCGATCCCGTCCAAGCAGCCCAAGGACCCACAGGGCAAGGCACTTCAACCACGGAAGCAACAGATCCCGTTCAAGCTGCACTTGATGAAATCAAAGCAGCTGCGGATGCTGAAATGCTCTACCTGGAACAGCATCGAGCGGAACAGCTCATTTCAGCTGAACTCTTTGAAGAAGAAAAGCTCGGAATCAAACTGACCTATTTGCTCATGGAGAAAGAAGCCATGGAGCGGTTCGGAAAAGACACCGTTGCCATTGATCGCGAAATAGCTCAGACCGAGATTCAGCTCATGGAGCTGAAAATCAATGCCGCTAAAAAAGAAGATCAGGTCAAGGAAAAACTTCACAAGAAAGACGAGAAAAGAATCCAACAGGAAATTGATTGGAGACGCAGAGCCGCTGAAGCTGCTGTAAACAGCGCATTCATGCGGGGAATAGCTGCGGTTGAGGCAGCTCAGAACGAACACGAAGCTGCGATTGCCGTCATGCAAACCCTTCGCTCTATCATCAAAGAACAGATCAACCAAGCCATTGCAGCCGTGGTTGCAAAAGAACTTGCCAAGTTCGGACCACTTGGAATATTGACTGGAGCACTCGCAGGAGCTGCGGTTAGTGCTCTCTTTGATTCACTGATCCCACCAATTCAAATGCCTCCACCACCTGAGTTCGCAGAAGGAACCAGCTTCTTTGGTGGTTCGGCAGTTGTCGGAGACCAGGGAAGGGAGCAAGTCAATCTCCCGCTCGGTTCACAGGTTGTACCTGCGGAGATCACTCAGCTCTTGAATGCTTCAAGAAACTTCGCTCAACCCGTTCCACAACCAAACTTCTCAGCAATCAATGACGGTTTGACTTTCAGGCAAAGCCAACAGATCCTCAATGACGCGCCAAGCTCGTTAGACATCAATCCGCTTATATCTGAAATCAGGCTACTTGGTTCTAACATTATAGCTTCTCAGAGGAATCAACAGGTGATTCTTTCAAAGGAGGATCTGAATCGATTCAATGATCGGGAGGATGAAAACATTTCCCGAACAATGATCTCCCGAAATTGATTGTTACAAAACATTTGTTACATCGACGAATCCCTCGTCAGCAAAGGCTGACGTGATGATTTTTTTCTATTTGTAACAAACGACAAAGTTTGCGCTAAAAACCACCTGACAAATCACGAATGCTATCCACAGCTCCCCGAACGGAATGGTTGATGTATTTAGTGGTCATGGCTAAATTCCCATGTCCAGCTTGCTTCATCACTTCTTCGGGACTGATCCCTTGTTGAAGCATCCAGACGATGCCCGAATCTCTCAACGAATAGAATTGATACTTCATCGGAAGCCCAACTTCTCTCCGTATGATTTTCCACTTGGAACTGATTAGCTTCGGATGAAGCTGATCCTTGTTCGGCTCCCAACCCTTGCCGATCAAGTAATAGTTCGGAGGATATTGCCCCCAATCAAATTGGTGTAGATATGCCTTAAAAGGAGTCGGAATTGTGACCACCCGAACTTTCGAGTTCTTGGCGGCCTCACCAGGGACCATGATAATACCACGCTCCAGGTCAAGATTCGACACCTTTAGCCTCACTTGCTCGCTTGGTCGGATCTCAGTGTAAAACATCAGATAACAGCACAAGAGCATCATTCGGTCATTCTCCATTAAGTACTGCCTGATCGCCTCCCTCTTTTCATCGGGAATCACTTGACGGATTTTCTCCTTTTGCTTCAGGTTGTGAATGTTTCGGAAAGGATTCGTATTGATATACTCTCTTTCCTGTAACCATCCGAACATCGCTTTGCAGATCGTCAGACGATTGTTCCTGGTGGTGGCACTCAGATTTTTCACCTCTATACAATAATCGAGATATGCCTGGGCATCTCGCTTCTTGAAGTCAACGGCATACATACCCATGCGATTCGTTGCCAGCATCCAATCCTTCAAGAGCTTCACGGCACTCTTGTAAGTTCGGGCAGAATTCAGCCCGTCAACTTCCCTTAGTTTCTTCTCCAGATACGTCTCCAACGCATCCGATAATTTGTGAAGCCCTTTCGGTGCGAGCTGCTCTGTCCAGGGGGACCAACCATTTTCTAAATCTCGGTTGATCTTGCGAATCATTTCATGAGCAAACTTTCTTCGAGCCGTTACGCCATCAATTCGCATCAGCTTGATTCGTTTCCTCCTTAATTTATGCTGGATTGGGTCCCAAGCATAAAACGAAACGAACCAAACTTTCCCTTCGGTCAACTTCGCTGGTATGTATTCAACATGAGTTCTTGTTTCCACTGAAATCCTTTTTCCAAATTCCATCCCTCTTTATTTAAGAGGATGAAAATGAGTTCTTTAGTGCTGTCCCCCAACTGTCCCGTTTAACTCTTTAAAAAGCCGAAAGCCCCGTCAATACAGGGCTTTCGGAGGTCGGGCGGAGAAGGAGGGATTGTCCGAATAGGACAATTTCGGCAAAGTCTCAAAAGTCATCCTCTGATTACCAATATTTTAACTTTTTCAGAATTGTCGAAATCCGACAATTTTTTCAAGTGCTGTCCCGTTCGTGTCCCGAGACAGGAGAAGGAAACCTTCTCCGCACTTAGTTTTTGCCGATTATTCTCCTCTTAACAGATCGTTAAGTCTCTCCAAAAAACGAGCACCTTCAGGTGTGTTTTTCTTCACGTCCCCGATCAAGATCACATTGGGAACATCCTGAATTGTTGGTTTGGGTTTTTCCTCCGTCAATAGTTCATCGACGGTCACGCCAAAGAGCTTTGAAAGTTTCATAGCATCCTCGGCCAAAAGGTTGGTCACACCGCTTTCAATTTTACTGTAACCACTCACAGAATATCCAAGCTCATCTGCCACATCTTGCAAGGTGAGATCAGCCCTTTTTCTGGATTTTCTGAGGTTGGAAAACTTCATAATCGGTATGAACTAAGGTATAGCAAGTTAAAGAAAATTAACAACCTAATGTCAACAATTCTTTGCCTTATTTGACAAGTTTTTAACCTATATTAGACAATATTTGTCCCACTATTGTACAACTATGACACAAGTAGACCGCGAAATTAAAGAAAACATCGAGAGCCAGCTCAAAGAGTATCTCGGTGCCTCCTGGCTCAAACGACTCAGTGCTGAGACCGATTTCAGCTACGAGTACGTCCGTAAGTTTTTTCGAAGTGATATCGTGCAACCCGAACTATTAAACAGTGCGGTTGAGTTTCTGGAAACAGTGAAAACTCAACGCACTGAACTATTAAAAAGAGTTGCACCATGACACTTAGAACTTACGTCCTTAATCTTATCCGTCTGCGCGAAAGAATGATCGCAGACGGACGTAGCTACCGAAATACGGTTCAAGCATTCAAGTCGATCAAACGAATCAAGACTTGGCTTGAATTTTATCCGAATGCTACCGATGCTCAGGTCCGTGCTTTCCTTCGGAAGAATGAGACCGACCTTCAGTATATCCTTCCTGGAAAGACTGCTACTAATTATTTATCCATTCAAACCAAACTTAATTCCTTACTCCATGCAGACTAAAGAAATCCGCGAAGAGATCCTCGGAGTCAATCTGACTTGCGTAATCTCATTCAGCAATTACGCGCTCCGTATTCACAAAATCCTTCACCAGGGAAAGGATATCATGCCGATCATGAATCCTGAATATGTGAGACAACTCTCAGAAAAATTCGAATTCCAATACACTAATGAAATCGCTTAATCCTAACACACACAACTATGAAATATTTCGTCAGAATCACAGGTATGGAATACACCGACAAGAACAAACTCCATACAGCTGCAAAGCACTTCGCTAAGCAATTCCATAACCACCTGATCAAAGACGACCGTCAATACCGCTTGGTCCGCAAGCAGATTTCAGACGGCATCCGTCAACTCAATGCCAGCTACAGACGATGTACCCCACTCAGAGAGTGGGATCATCAATGGAATTCAGATTACCAATCCATTCACGTCTCTGGTGTATTCGTGGTTAACTTCCATCCAATCGTTAATCCGAAAGGCATCATTCCTGACATATATTCACAGCTCTGCGCTGCGAAGGATAGCAATCAAATGGCGATCCCAAACTGACTAAAGCCCTTCGGGGCTTTCCTCGTCCTTTCAATCCACCTAGTACTCAACGGATATTTACTATCCCTAAAATCTTATTCTCATGTCAACACTATTGCGTCGAATAAAAGGTTCAATGCTTAAGACCTACGCGGTCACAGTCGAAATCAAAGTAGCAGAACTACCCGTTCATCAACACGAACTCTATGTCGAAGAGTACAATCGAAAGAGAGCCAAGCGGAAGGCAACTTCCCTTGCCATTCAGAAAATCGAAGTTGAACCTGTATCTGCTCACTTAACCAAATGAACCAACCCGCACTATCCTACTTTCAGAAAAGAATGCAAGAGCTCGGGATAGATCCCGAATCTTACATCATCCGCGAACGCTACTGGGAGCATTCCTCAACTCAATCAGAACAACCTGACGAGATCCGAGAACATAAAGTGTTCGAAGAAGAAGATGACGGAAGCATTCGCATCAATTACTTCACGAGAACAGGGAGATACGCAGTCTATAAAAAGCCTGGCTCCAAATCTTCAACTCGGTACCATCAGATCAGACACATACCAGGCACCATCGACAAAAGAGGAAACGAAATCCGCTACCGAATACCGCGAGGCGGTGGTACAGCTCCGTTCATTCCTCCTGGACTCGTTGAGAAATTTGCTGCCAAAAAAACCATTCAGACTTTGGTGCTTACTGAGGGAGCCTTCAAAGCTGCAAAAGGGGATCTGCACGGCCTCGACATTATCGGGCTTCCTTCGATCACCCACTTCAAAGACTCCAACACCCATGAACTTCATTATGATGTTAAAGAGATAATGAAGGTCTGCAAAGTTCAAAATGTTCTCTGGCTGCATGACGGTGACTGTCGTCGCCTCACTCGCAAATTCCCCGAAGAGAATCCTGACGTCGATCTCTATACCCGACCGAACGGTTTCTACCGAACGATCTGGAACATCAAAAAACTCTTTGAAGATTACCGCGGTGTCGGCATATTCTATGCCTCAATCAAAAGCGACGAAATCGAAGGAGATCCGAAAGGACTCGACGATCTCTATGTTCACTTTCAAGGACTGCACAAAAAAATCTTTGAAGAACGCTGCAATGAGATCCGCAACGAGCTTAACAAAAGCTCTCTTTCCTGTTCTTACTTCCATAAGTTCGACGTGACCCACCGATTGGATCACGTCCGACAATGGTATGCCTTGCAGAACCAAGATCAATTCTATCTCTTTCACCAGGGTAAGATCCGCGACAAAGAGTTCATCTACAACGGAACCAAATACAAGTACAATGCGGAAAACGGACGCTGCGATATTCTCGTTGCCCGAGAAACCAAAGACTACGTTCGTGTAGGGACTGATTACTACAAGTGGATTAACCGACCCAATCCACATGGAGTAACAGATCGCGTCCTGGAGTAGTGGAGCAAAGCCACGATCATTGAAGATCACCACAAGGAGTTCATCGAACACATCGTCAAACTCGATGCTTTCTGCAATGTACCCGATCACGTCGACTACCAACCCATTATCTCCAATTGCTACAACACCTATCTCCCACTTAAATGGACGGAGCGCGAAGAAGGCGAATGGAATTCCATCAAAAATTTTCTCATTCACATATTCGGCACCAACGAAATCGAGTATCTCCACCCAAAGACGAAGGAGCCTGCCAAGGTCAACGAGCTGGAGCTTGGATTGGACTATATCCAATTGCTCTACAAGTATCCAAAGCAGAAGCTCCCGATTCTTTGCTTGGTTAGCAATGAGAAAGAAACAGGGAAAACGACCTTCGGGAAGCTCATGTATGAAATCTTCGGTCAGAATTCCGTGTTCGTCGGAAACTCTGACCTGATGAACGATTTCAATTCATCATGGTCGACTAAACTCCTGGTGATGTGCGAGGAAGTTTTGATCGACAAAAAACTTGTCATGGAGAAGATCAAGAACCTTGCAACGAATGACAAGATCATGATGAACAGCAAGGGGAAAGATCAAAAGGAAATGGACTTCTACGGGAAATTCATTTTCATGTCCAACAACGAAAAGAATTTCATCAATACCGACAAGGAAGAAACCCGCTTCTGGGTTCGAAAGATCCCACAGCTCACAGCTGAACAGAAGAACCCTCACCTTTTGAATGAAATGTATGACGAGATTCCCGCTTTCCTTGACTTCCTGGACAAGCGCCAAATGGCTACCCAGAACTTATCCCGTTCCTGGTTTGCTACTGCACTCATTCGTACTGAAGCACTCGACAAAATTATCGAGTACTCCCAACCGACCATCGAGAAAGAGATCAAAGAGAAGATCTCCCAGATGTTCGAGTACGACAAGACCGCAGATACTATTCTCATGGCGACCAAAGACATCGCCAAGGAATTTTTCCGCAACAGCAGATACGAGCATAAGTACATCAACGAATCCTGCGATAATCTCGGAGTCAAACGACTTACCAAAGATGGTAAGAGCATCAGCAAGCGATACGAATACCCCGTTATCCACGAGTATTTCAATAACACCAAAATGAAATTCTGCGTGGACGTGCTTCGAAAACCCGCTATTGGTCGCCCGTTTGTGTTCAAACGAGTTGACTTCGCGGATCTCGACGTGATCTATGATGAATCATTGGATCGCCCGAGTATCGAGCCAAATGATGATGATGACGATTCACAAACTCAAATCCCTATAACACATGACAACGAAAAACAAGACGATCTCCCCTTCTAAGTACTCCGCGATCATGAATGGTCGCGAGAGCTACAAACTTCGGCACATGCGAAAACAAATGATTGCCACAGGTGACATGAATAAATTCCTCGACCAGGAGATTATTCGCACAGGCAGAGTAATCGAAGCTCACAAGGAGCAGATTATTAAACTAATGGACCAACTTAAAACCCTTCAATATGACTACCAAAGAGGACTTGACAAATACCTCGAAATCACTGAGTGCTTCGAACTTGCCAAAAGCAACTATCCCGTTAAGGCCAGCGACAGCCGATGATTTCGTTTATTATATCAACGGAAAGAAGGTCTACCGATTCGGTCGGTTGTTTTGGCTGCTCCGTAAATCGGACAACAGCGTTTCCGCTTATGAGTTTGCTGATCGGCCTTCAGCTATGAAAGCATTCTCCCAATACTTTAAAGCAGGTCTTGTGCTGGTGCCAGAGACACTTGCCTTTGCGAGTAGAACGGAGCTGAAGTAGTAGCTCTCTTGTTTCAGCTTGAAGCCCCGAAAGGGGCTTTTTTTGTGCAACCTCGATCCAACATCACCGTAAATGTTCACTAAGGGGAGACCAGTTCAGTCGAATTATTGGAATCCCAAATCGACGGAACTTAAAAAGGAGGGAATTTTTCGCAATTCCCTTTTTTTTTGTTACAAATTATAGTTATTCTCTATACTATACTAACAATAAGAAGAATAGACTATGTAACTTAAAGTGTAACAATAACTCCAAACCCCTTAATTTGTTACAAATTGTTACAAATTGTTACATTCACTCCCCACTCAAAATCCTGTAACAAAACCCTGTTACAAAACATTTGTTACAAATCGCTATACAAGACCACCACTAGCGTTGAGACCCAATTCTCAGGTATTTGTAACAAAGTTTCAAGTTAGCGGAGAATTTTGAGATTTTTTAGTCGCCGATTTTTCCGAAAACTCAATTTGCTTGGATTCTCATTATTTCGTACATTATAGGACAAATCACCACCCTTTGATTACTTTTGTACTGAAATACTCCTAGATCATGAGCCGATATATTGAGATCCCACTCAGGATTAAACCATATCTGAGAAAGTACGTTACTCTTTCCACCAACCAACACCAACTCTTAATCGATCCTAAATCAGAAATAGGATCTCATGTCGTTAAACACTTACACCTTCCTCCTTCGGGATGGAGACCAGAAAGAATCCCTTCGGAAGAAAAGCTCGTTCTGCTGGTTCCGAGATCTTTCATATCCAAGCACAGACTTGGATGCTACCTTTCAGCCAGTGCCAAAGATTACATCGCAGCACTGATCGAAGAACTCTTCTGGAGAGACCTGAGCACAACAGTTCACTACGGTAAAATCAGAATGGGTAAAAAAGAGCTTCAAATCATTCGCTCGGTACGCGATACTTATGGCATAACGGAGGACCTTTACAAAGAAGAAAGCATGTATAAAAGGTACCAACGCATCAAAAAAACTGCGCGATCCCTTGCCGTTGCTAACTATTAAACTTTTTTTTCGCTAATTATCCCCGTATGTACCTCAGTAAAACAGATACAAATGTCGGTTCGGTTTGCAAAATCCAAATTGCCGACACTCAAAACATCAGCTCTTTCCCTCCCATAATGCTCGGTCAGGCTGAATCTGCACCCGTTATGACAGGGGCAGCTTGGGAGGATATTTACTTCACCAGGGATTCCGCTCACCTGACCATTGCTCCTTCCATAAACAAAGGAAGTCGAACCTACGTCAGCAAGCTCCGATTCCGTGCTCCGAAGATTTCTCCGAACTCCCATAAAACATTGGAAGAGTTCTCACGCGGACGTTATGTTTTTATGGTGACGCTCACCAACGGAGAACGTCTGCTCTTAGGAACCAAGGATAATCCTATCGGAATTTCCGCCTCTCTTATTGATGCGGGAGAAAATGCCAGGGACAGCAATCATTATATAGTGGAAGCTGTAATGAATGCCCAATTCCCTGCTCCCGTGATCAATTAAACCTGTCCTTTACATACGGTGTGATGTCACACATATTTGAATCCAGCGTTCAAACGAACAACAGGATTCAATTTGAAAACACCGCAGCTTCATCTTTCACCACTTCTAAAAGGACCTTGCCTGCTGAACCTACTTCACGCTCAACCTTTCATTTTGGGCATGACAGGAATTCAAACGGAAGAAGATCACGCGAAGTACCAGGAGGATGAGGAAGCAAAACAAATTCTTGAATTAGCACACTTGCTCGAAGATGGTCTCATTGAAATGACCTCCTTCGATTCTCCTTTCCCTGAAACCAGGGAAACATCTGTTTTGGTCATTGGCCTTCATGGTCTGATCACTGACGATCCATACTACGGCACAATCACCACCACTCAAATTGCGGCACTTCTCGATCTTGCGGCTGATGATCCCATGATCGCAGGAGTCGTTCTCTCAATGGAATCACCTGGTGGATCTGCTTATGGTCTCTATGAAATCACCGACAAGCTCCTTGCTTTCAAAGATCAAAAGCCGCTGATCACCCACTATAATAAAATGGGATGCTCAGCTGCGGTAGCCCTCGGCTCTTGCGGAACCGAAAGCTACGTGAACCATGCCAGAACCATCACAGGAAGCATCGGAGCTGCAATCTCCTTCCTGGACATTATCCCGTTTTTTGAATCCGTGGGATTCAAATACCACTATGTCAATGCTCCGCAGAACCCCGACAAAAACAAACCCATAGAAGATCTTCGCCAAGGAAAGCCCGAGGCGATTCAGGAAATGCTTGCGGCTGAAGCCGCGCATTTCCATGCACACGTAAAAATGTGTCGTCCGTCGATGACAAACGACGAAGCGTTCACAGGGAAAACCTTCAACGGCACCGAAGCTCTCGCCTTCGGATTGGTTCACGGTATTGCTTCCCTGGAGGAATGTGTTGCTCGTTGTCTCGAACTACACCACGCAAATTCCAACAATCCCTAAATATGAAAGGACTAGTTTTTAAATCCACACACGATGCGATTGTCGCTGAGAAAGACCAGAAGATCGCTGATCTTACAGCAAAGCTCTCGCAGAACGACAATCCAATCCTGACTCAACTCAGAGGATTGTTCGAAGGAGCCGAGAATGATGAAGCTATTCTCACCTCCGTGCAAGACCTTATTTCCAATGCGGAAGCAAACGGAAAAAAGATCACAAGTCTTGAAAATGACTTGACTGACGCCAAAGCAGAATCAACCGCGGCTACTTCTCGTCTCGATGCAGTTGCTCAAAAACTCGGTCACGAGAAAGCGGGAGACCTTGATCTTGCTGAAGAAGTAGGTAATCTTACGCCTGAAGGCAGAACGATTACTGAAACCGAAAGAAAATTCGCTGTTGAAAACAACATCGACGAGGACATCCTCACTGACGCTGACCTTGAGTTGGCCGAGCTTAAAGAAGAACTCAAAATTTCAAACAACTAAACCCACATGAAACTCTTCAAACTTTTATTTCTCAGCATTGCAGCGGTATTCTTTACGGTATTAGCTACCGAAGCTCAGGCCGCCTTCAATTTCCTTGCCGATAATCCCGAGTGGATCGTCGCTGTCAATTCTCCCGTCATTGCGATGAACAACTACGCGGGTAAGCACGAAAACCAACTATTCCGATCTCTTAGAAACGGAATGGAGGTTTGGGCTGACGTTGACACCAACACCATGGTCAAGAGTAAAATGAACATGACCAAGCTGACCATTGGAAAAGGGGTGCGCCCTTACTCAGGATTAGAAAGAGGCGACAACGAAGCCATTACACTGACAGGCCAGGTATTGGACGTTGAACTTTTCCAAAGAGACTTCGATGTAGAGATCAAGAAATTCCACGCAACGTGGCAAGAACAGAATCTCCGTGCAGCTGAAGGATCAGGAGCCAACCAACGAACCATCCCTTTCGCTGAATTCATCATGAATGCAGTCATTGAAGAACTCGGATCTGAGCTGAACGACAACACCGCTTACGGTGGACTTGGTGCAGCTGCTTTCACTCAGTGGAATGCAGGAACAGCTTACACCGCGGGTGACGCTGTTTACGTTGACGGTGCCAACGGACGGGATTACTACGTCGCAAGCGGATCAAGCACAAACTCAGCTCCCGCATCCAATCCGAACGATTGGGACGACGCGAATGCCCTTGCTATCTGCAAAGGATTCGGTGCACACATCGCTGACGGTATCTCAGCCTCGAAACTGACACCTGTAAACACAGGAGCACTTTCAAGCACTACTGCTTATGCAGGTCACACTGAAATTTTCAGAGCACACACAGACGCTTACCGTAAAAACGGAGTAATTCACTACTGCTCATACGACCAATTCTACATGCTTCTCGATGATATCGAAGAGAAAGTAGGAAAGTACACCGAGAAAGACGGTGCCTGGGTGAATGGTCGCGGATTGTATCTGCCAAAGACAAACAACAAGTGTTTGATCTTACCATGCTCATGGATGGCAAGCACTGACAGAATCGTTTCAACTCCGAAGTTGAACCTGATCGCTGGAACTGACCGCACAAGTGACGCTCAGGAAATCAAAACTCGCGACAAGTCTAACTACGTGACGACTTCTTCCATCACAGGCACGCTAGGATTCACGGTTCGTGACTTCGAGGCAATGCGAGTTAATGACCAAGCATAATCCTAGAATCCATGAATAAAGAAGAGAAATTAGAATTATTGAAAGAGAACGGTTTAGAGGGTTTCGACTCTCTAAACGTTCCTCAAATCGACCAGGTGATCGGTCTCGTTGAAGAGAACGCTTCACTCAAAGAGCTGAACGAAAAGCTAAACTCTCAGGTTTCTGAAAAACCAGCTGAGAAAGCTCCGACGATCAAGCACGATGGTAAAACCTACATCTTGACCGCTCCACGCTCTACCTTCAAAGGAAAGCTCGTAACTCTTGCCACTTTGAAAGCTGACAAGAAGCTACTTGCTGAGCTGATCAAAATCAAATCTGGAATCCTCAAAATTCAATAACACATGACTTTCGTTCTATCCGATGTTCCGAAGCCAGCTGGGTCCAATAGCCCAGGAATGGCTGACGAAATCCTGATCGCTGACAAAAACGCGATTACTGCATTTCCACCCGTAATGGCTTACGCTAATCCTGGCGATACGCTCAGACTTGACGGGGATATCACATTTGATGCTGCTGATGGATTCGTGCAGCTGTACGCTACCAAAGACACCGTCCAGTTGATGCTGAAAAAGGTTGGTCAGAAGGATTCACGCGGATGGAACATTGAGCTTCCATTCTTTGCGCCAGGGCTAAATGCTGCTTTGGCTGAACTACTTGACAATGATCCTGACATCGTTGTTCTTGTGAAGAAACCTGACTGTCTCGGCAACGAATACATCTGTCTTGGTACAGATTGCCGTGCATTGGAGATCTCAGGTGACTTCGATTCAGCTCTTGCGAATGACGAGTCAGGTCGTCACGGTTGGACAGGTATGATCCAAGGCTACGTGCCGAAGTTCTACTACTACACTGGAACCGTAACCATGAAACCTTAATTCAGTATGGCAACAGAGAAAAATACCCCAGCAAAAATCAACCTTCCTACGGGCGTTAGACACGCTCAATCCAATGTGACGAAATTTCGTTACAGGGGAAGGACAATCGACCTCCGAACCATCAGTGAGGCTCGTGCCATTGCTCTTGCCAAGGACCAGAATTGCAAAGTCCTGGAGCAGACAAACCAAGCCAAAAAAGCGGAAGGCGACAGCAAAAAATAATTATTCATAATTCGGTTAAAGCAAGAGGCTATCTCATTTCGGGATAGCCTTTTTTCGTTGGTACTGAAGCACCTCTCGGTGTATGTGAACCCTGATTCCGACGGACTTATAAGTGTTGCAAAGATCGACCTGCACCAAACGACAAGGATTTGCCCCTTCGGGTTCCTCCTTGATCTAATTGGTGTTGATACGGTCGTCTTGTTTGGCAAACTTAAAATCCTAAATCATGGAATTCACACACAAACTCCGAAAGGCACTTGACACAGTACCAACAGACCTAATCCCGAAATGGATGACAGAGCTTTGGCTCGAAGAACAGATTCAAATTATCCTCGGCAGTCGAGCATCCTACCGCGACATCTTGTCTGCTGCCTGGGACATCATTCTATCTAACATCGAAACACCACAAGAAGCATGATCACAGCACACTTTGAAGGAGAGGACATTGTCCTCTCCATTTCCCTCGACAAAATTCACCTGAACATTGACGTGCCTTTAACGCCCGAAGAAGTGGCAGAGGACAGCTGGGAACCTTACCTGGTTGCCGAATACGTCTCAAACTTTCCCAGACTAATCACCGTCATGGCATCTTCACCAGATCACGCCCTGCAAACCGTAAATGATTACATCTGCGAAAACGAAGGCGGTGGCGCTGATCTCCTATCCGTTGAACCTCTAACCTTCGATATCCATGTCTAAAGCAACACTACTCAGCCCCGCTGAAACCAGTGCCATGATCTGGCTACTGCACAAGGTCATGCAGCACTCTAACGAGCAGATCCTTGACCTTCAAACAGGGATAGACGACAGCATCTACGAGGAATCCCTCGAAAACGAACTCGCCCAAAGCGAACTCGCTACCATGATCCGAATGTCCCGCGAATTTCTCGTGAAGATCGATCCCACATTCAACTCAAATTCCGAAACACTTAAATCCTCAATATCATGACTATTGCACAACGCAACAAAGCAAAACTCAAACAACAGATCCGATTCGCTAAGCGTGAATTCGACTACAAACCATTCGCAGAAAGACCTTTCCCATTGGTCCAACAAGCTGAATTGTACCACGTCCTCAAACGGGTATTACTCTCCCACGATTGGGACATTCAACGGCACCTTTGCCACGATGACGAGTGCATGCAATTCACCGTTACCAATGCTGTCTGGACAGGAAACGTCTACCTGACAGTGACCTTCATGGATCTCTTTGAAATCCACTTCGTTGATTATCATTCCAAGAAAGTCACCGCATACCGCACCGAGATCTATGTCGATATGCTTTTCCCGACAATTCAAGAATTTGTCCTGGGAATCAACATGGATCGCAGAGGCTAAAAAGTCCTCGCAAAGCCCCGTTCTTCGGGGCTTTTTTTATGCTCGTCCTTTTCTGCAATTGCAATGATTTTCATCTTCAAACCATGCAAGACATTCAGGACTGGCTCGATACTGATCAGGATTTCCTTCGTGGGCGAGAACTCTACGCTCTCTATGCTCCACGATACCTTAATGATCGCGGAGCTGCCTACCAGATCAAAACCTACGACAATGAATTTTCACGAGAACTTCTCTTCAAATCCCTTTCACGAATTCTCGAGCTTGTCAAAGCGGCTCGACGAGAAAAACCAACTGAAAGCCATAAAGACTTTTCCCACCAACAGGAGCAGGATCTCCCCGATGATCTCCAAGAGCTCGCCCGAAAAGTAAAGTTGCTCTACAAAAAGCGAGACCAGCTGCGCTATCAGTCCAGGCAAATTCCCTCTGGTGACAAGCTGCACTCTGCAGCTCGTCATATTTTATTGATCGATCACGAGATCCGAAAGGCATATTCCGTGCTCGATTACTTCACCAGGACAGGAAACTACCCGCCAGGATACGGGAAACCAATGACCGATGAAATCACCATCGAGACATTGACTTTTTGGCTACACGCACAAAGAAGTTTCCCTTCGTATATCTCTCGGAATAAGAACAAACCGAACCGTCAGAAAGAAGTCGCGTACAAACAATCAGTACTCACCAAGATTAACGAATACCTTTCCAATGCTCCTATCCAAGAATGATATTCCTAAGCAAGTCCTCGAAACCACCGATGCCGATGATTTCTCGGACTTGCGTCCGATCCAAGTGGAAGGTGAAAGCCACACCTATCTGAGTCCAAAGACTCAGAAGCTCGGTGATGCTTTCGGATTGATTGAGCGAGAACAGACTTACCATATCGCCACCCGTGGCGCATGGAGTTCTCCGCATTTAATGGAACATCTATTGAATCAGATAGGTCCCGCAGAATGCTACCTCACTTCCTGGTCAGTAAAGGAACAAGCTGTACGCATCCTTATGATGCTCATGGATTCGGGGAAGATCACTTCGCTTCACTGCTTGTTTGACGAGCGGATCCGCGTTCAATGCCCTCAAGCCTATCAGCTTGCTGAACATAACATTGCTGACATTCGCTTGACTAAAATACACGCCAAGCAAGTCATCCTGATAAACGCGGATTGGCACGTCTCCATTACCACATCGGCAAACCTGACCAGAAACCCACGCATAGAAAGGTTCGTAATCTCTACACACAAATCGGTTGCTCTCTTTGATCGCGATTGGATTCGAAAAGAGATTGACCAGGCAAACCCTTTCGAACTATGAGACTCTTAACAGAAGACGAACAAACAAACCTTTCACATTTCGCGGAATTGCTCTTCAGCGACGAGCAATTGGCTGCACTCCTGGAGATGCACCCAAAGGAATTCCGAATCGAAATGATGAAGAAAGGCTCCGCTATTTACAAGACCGTCACCGCTTCACGAATCAAAAGCGAAGCATCCGTTCGTGAAGGTGTACTCGCTATGGCTCAACGCGGAAGCACACCAGCTCAAACCATTGCCCTCAAATACGTTGAGCAAATGAAAATTGACAACGCATGAAAGCCGAACTCGCTGATATATTTCTCACCTATCTCAAAACACCAGAAGAGGACAGAAGCCCTCTCCCCCCCAAACGGCTCGAAATATTCCAGCGAGTTAAATCGGTGATCAGTCTCATGCTAGAGCATAAGACGGATCGTGACGTTGTGGAGCTTCATGTATCGCTACAGGCAGACAGGGGCAGCAAGATATCAATGGCAGCAGCTTACCGAGATCTATCCATTGCCAAGTACATCCATGGCAATATGACGGAAGTCAATCGCCAATACGAACGAGCTTCACTTGCCGAATGGCAACGTGAGCAAATGAAAAAAGCCGCTGAAGCCAAGGACCAACGTGGCTTCAACATGGGCATGAAAAACCTCATTACCTTACTCCAACTAGACAAAGAAGATCCGATTCCAATCGATTACGATGCACTCAAACCTACGCCTGTAATCTTCGGTTTCTTCCCTGAAGTATTCACCCACAACGACCTTCCTGAATCGGAAGAAGAGTTGTTGGAGAAGTTGGAGGAATTACGATCACCGAAAAAATTCCAGGCATCCGATGAATTCACTGACTACGAAGAGATCCACCCCGAAGGAGACACGAAAAGTACACCTTAACATACCCCAACTTCTCTGGTGGCTCGTCAAACCCAAATTAGCCGTGCTTATTTGGGGACGTGCCACGGGAAAGACCGATGGTCCTTCAGCCATGTTCACGGCTGAGTGCATGGACAATATGCCTCGTTGCGTCATCCGCATCTCGGCATATACCTATGAAGGACTACTCAAAAACGTCCTTCCTGGTATTATCAAAGGATGGAAGGAACGCTACGGTTACATCGAAGGCGTTCACTATTGGATCGGTAAGCGACCGCCTCAGTCGCTTGGCATAAAGGACCCCTATCGTAAACCGTTAGGGGATGCGAAGCACATGATTTTCTGGTACAATGGATCGGTTGCTTTGCTTTCTTCGCTCGACCGTACCATAAACAATGGTTCGGAATACGATGCGATTCTCATTGAGGAAGCCAGGATCTCAGAGCAAAGCAGAATCAATGAGCTCTTACTCGCCAAACGGGGTAATATCGAACGCTTTGGGAAAAACCCGTATTACGGCTCGGTGCTTATGGTTTCAGATCGACCCAAATCTCAGTCCGAACGTTGGCTCTTAGAGTACCAGAGTGAGGCAACGCCTGAGCTGATCACAGCTATTCTCGAATGTTGGAAGCGTCTTGGAATGCTCGAAGCTAAGTACCAAAAACAAATCGATGAGGACAAAACGGCTTCTGCCGAAAAGACCATGTACTACATTCGACGTTTTAAGTCGGAATTGATGGAGCTGCGTAAAAAATGCGTCATGTTCTCAGAAGCCTCAACGCTCGACAATATTCATGCTTTGGGGGTTTCGACTATTGAGTCCTTTATCAAGCTGCTTAGCAAACATGACTACAACCTTTCGGTCCTAAATAAGGACGAGAATAAGGTAGTGGACGGCTTCTACGCAAGTCTCAGCAACACTCATTTTCATACGGCTACGAACTACGCTCTTCTGGAACAACAGGGCTATGGATTTACGAACGTCAGAAAGAACTGCCTTGCCGACACGGACTGCAACCTGGACACGCCTCTATGTATCGGATTTGACGTGAATGCTGCTATCAACAATGTCGTTGTCGGCCAGATGAAAAACGACCGTATGTACGTCACGAATCACCTCTTTGTCAAGTCACCTCTATACCTGGACAAGTTGTGTGAGGAATTCGTTCGCTATTACGAGCCGCATCATACCAAAGAAGTGATTTTCTACTATGATCATACGCTGATCGGAGAGAATGCACAAGGCACCATTCCACACTACAAGCTGATCATTCAGATCCTCGAACAAAATGGCTTCACGGTCATTGGCAGATACATCGGTAGAGCACCAAGCCATGATGATCTATACAAGCAATGGCACGCTGTATTCACCGAAATGCCGAATCATTTCCCCGTGAGTTTCAATGCTTCCAATTGCAACTACTTGCGGATCTCGATGGATAACGCTGATATCAAGTACTCATCGAAGGGTACGATTCAAAAGGATAAAAGCTCCGAAAAGAAGGATTATGAAAAACAGACTTTCAAGGTGGCCCCCGAAGAAGCTACTCATGCCTCCGAAGCCATGGACACCCTAATGCTCGGCCTTCACATGGACAGGGGCAGCCGATCACTGGAACACTCTGATCCATCATTCGGGTGAACTTCACTTCTAAGTGAAGCCTCGACCCTGAGCTGAGCGGGTTATCTGTATCCCCTTTTGCGGTACATCTAAGCAAACGTGATTCTGCCTTTAGCCGTGTTCAATTCCATTGCTAAAGTACTTCGTCGTTCCGTGCGTCAAAAGATTTCTCGGCATATACTCCCTGCGGTCCGTTATTCCAATTTCCTTTTGCCTTGACCCGTCACCTTCCTCTGTTGACTTGCACTGTAATTAAAACACTAAAAATCAAAATCATGAAAACGTTTGTAAAGAAGTACATCGGAAAAGGAAAGAAAGTAGATAACCCAAAACTCAACTCTGAGGTGGTCGAGGTAGCTCTTTCACTTGAAGAAATCCAGAAGTACACCTTCAAAAAAGATGGAAAAGAGTGGATCAAATTCGCAATCGGGCAACGCCAAAATCCTGACAATTACGGCAAGACTCACAATGTATGGGTTACAACCTTGGTCGAAACCGAAGATGAGCAGCAAGCTCCAAAGAAAAAGACCACCAGAAAGTCAACTAAAAAATAATAATCCTCAGCCCCTTCGGGGGCTTTTTTTAATCTCAAACCCTTCAAATATGTCAGTAGATCAATTCTTAGCAGAAGCATACCAAGCATCAAGGATGCAAAGCCACAATCGACACGAGCGGTTGCTCAACGTCCGCGATCAATTCATCAAAGAATACGGACAGAAAGGCATCGACAGATACTTCAACGGAAGTAAGAAGCAGCTCTGGCTTCACATATCCGAAACATTCCCCAGGCACAGAATCCTTAACTGAATCGTGCCTCAGCAGGAAAGAGCTGCCTCACGGCGGCTCTTTCCTTTTAGCCCAGACCTACGTGTTGGACCCGTGCAAACTCAATACTTTTTGTATCGCTTCAATGGTTTCGTCGTTATCAATTAGTTCCATGTTGTGACCACAATTCCATACTTCATTGAGTATTT